TGCCAATGAGCCGAAGAATTGTGAAAGTGCCAAAACTAACTGGCAGTATTGACTTTCACCAACAGACTCTTGCTAACACCGAAGCCGGTTCAACAGCAACAGAGTCTCGTCAAGGAACAAACGAAATCAGTTTGGAACTTAAGACTATGATGGCTAACATTCCAATCGGTAACTACCTAGTAGCATACGGTGTAGAAGGTTTACTATCCGTTCTACGTGAAGATATTGCTTCTCGTCTAGCATTTAACGAAGCAAACTTATTCCTAAACGCTGATTCAGAAACAACATTAGCAGACAACATTATGGGTGCTTACCACGCTTCATCTAACACTGGTGGAATCAACGCAACATCTGGCTCTGAGAAAAACGATTACCTATTAGTATTCGATGGAATCAGAAAGAGCGCGGCGGCAACAGACGTAACAGTAAGCGGAACATTCGCTCTATCTCACATGAGAAGTGCTATCTCCAATCTTGGTGTTTACTCTGACAACAGAGAGGACCTAGCATTCATCGTCCCTAGAAACCTTGAGGTTCAACTTCTCGGATTAACAGAACTTCAAACAGTCGATAAATACGGACCTGCGGCTACTATCCTTAACGGAGAAGTAGGACGAATCTACGGAATCCGTGTTTTCGCTACTGGTGTTATCCCAGTTAACCAAGCAGTTGACGGAACATCTGACTCTGGTTCAACAGCAACTTTCACAAGTGCTATCATGACCCACATCCGAAGCCCAATCGTAGGTAATTCAACCGTTGCTGAAAGAAGATTCAGCATAGGTTTCCACGACGAACCAACCAAAGACAGATTTGTATTGATACCAAAACAAGATGTTGCATTCGCAGTAAGATATGGCGAAGCAATATGCGAAGTTGTTGGAATCAACACAGTCTGAATAGGCTAACCGTAATCGTAAGGAACGGGGCTTCGGCCTCTTCCTTTCGGATTCGTTAATACCCACTTAGCGTAAGGTATAGACATGGCGGCCATAGACTATTGCACTTTAGCAGATATTGAGATGTATGCAGGTGTAGACTTTTCCGAAGGGATAGGTCCATCTGACTCTCAAATAACTTCTATGATAACTAACGCTTCTCGTATGGTTGATGCCTATGCAGGTAGACAACTAGCGGGGACTGAAACTGAGACTGAGTATTTTGATATTCATTACTCTCTCGGTCATCTAACCCTAGCAAAGAGGCCAGTGTCCTCAGTCACTTCTATTTCAACAGTTAACGCTACCGGGAATGAAACCGTCTTGGTTGAAGGGCGCATTCGTTCAACTGATGATTATTGGATAGAAGATGGCGAAGCGGGCATAATTAGATTTCATCACCCGTGGGCTGAATCACTGCGACAATATCTGAAAGTTGTTTATACCTACGGAAATACGTCGGCTCCAATCGAAGCGAAGATGGCGACGATACTACTCGTTGTTCGTCAATGTGCAAGAGCATCCCTCAATGATGAGAATTGCACTGAGCGCATGAAAGAGTTTTGGAGACCACTACTTGCTAGTAGCGAAAAAGAATATATGGAAATGTTGAAGCGTGTTCAAAAGATGGGATTGATGGGGGTAGCAACTTATGGACAATACAGAACCAAACACAGCAACTTCTATTGAGAGGGATATTTGATGGCAATAACTGACTCTGGTGTGCCTTCTACTGACCCACATACATTCGTCAAGACTCTGATTGAGGACCATATGATTTCACCCGATGGAACATGGACACCTTTAGTCAATACAGGTTGGTTAGAGTTTAAGCGTCAAAAGACATTTCAAATCTCAATAATGCCTTCATACGGGATGTCTACCCCAGTGCATCTAACCGAAGGAGCAACTTTGAATAGACAAGCAACTCAATTCATGCTCGTAACTCTCTATGCAGATACTAGAGCGAAGCATTGGCAATTGTATCAGAAGTTTGTCGACTTGATGAATACCCGTAGTTTAACCACACCCGATTTAAGCGGGTCTACTGGGGCAGATGGTTCAGACTATCACTTCGTCAAGATGATGAGGTCTGAAACTACTAAGGCAGTTGAAATAGAATCACCAAAGAAAGGCATGGGTGGAACAAAAGATGGTGGGTGCATTGGTTATCAATCTCAGCATTCACTTGCTATTAGGTGGCAAGAGTAAGTAATTCATATAACCAAAGTGTTATATACCCTATCCCACTACGATAGAACATGAGCAACCAAGCGAGTTACCAAACGCACACAGACGACAACGGAATAGAAAGAGTATTCTTAGGTTGGTTCGACCACATGTGTCAACCAATACTAGGCTCTTGGAGAGGACATGGCGGAGACCTTAACGACGACAACGGTAGAGGTTCTACACCTTTTCTTTCAAATGGTGTAGCACTAGAAGGCCAAGCAATAGGAATGAGACCTTCTCTTCTAGTTGAGACATACGGCGAAGAGAATCTCTTAGTAGTAGACGTATTAGGACCACAAGCAGTATTCGTATCTGAAACAAGGTATAACCAACTGCACTCAGCATGAGCAATACTGGTTCAATGCCCGACCCTTATTGACCCCCGACTAATACCTTCAAGTGTGGGTCAAAAGGGGTCAACAGTCAAGGCAGTTTTGCTTGTCATGATGATGGTAATGTGGTCTGCTTCGATTGCCGTAATCGTCACTTCCCCTGCTAAATATCCAACTACATATTTTCCGTGGGTTGACGATGAATGCTTTTGGGTTGGCGGCATCGTCGAGAAAAAAGAAACAAGATGGGACAATGGAAATTACTATGTCTTTACAATAAACGGAACCATAGATAACGTAACCCCTTACAAAGCAGAAATACTAGGCAATCAATTTCTTTACGCAACTTTACCAGTTAACTCGTATTATGAAAGTGAAGTCTGTAATACTATGACCCTGCGTGAAGCGTTTACAAACGGCACAATTCAACTAATTGACTATGGTCTTGAACCGTGATAGTCTTAAACCATAATCTCTGACACTACCAATATGACCGATGAATTAACGTCATTATTGAAAGCAGACTTAGTGAAATTGTGTGAAGAACACGGCCTAACAACAGATGGTAGTAAGGCTCTCCTTATAGAGAGACTAACCAATCATCTTTATCCAGAAGAGGAAGAGGTTGTTGAAGAAGTGAAAGTATCAAAAGGAAATCTTTCATTACCCAGTGTCGACCCTATGGATATGTCGGCATCTGACTTCGTAGAGAAAGCGTATCTTGCTGTTCTAGGGAGAGAAGCAGACTTGGGTGGTAAGAAACATTACATTGGTGCAATTGGACCTATGGGTGCTATAACTCGGCAACAGATGTTAGACAGTTTATTCGAGTCTACTGAATATAAAGAAAAACACAGTTAAGAGCCACGTCTTTCGGTAGTATGGTTCAATGCCCTACAAAGACCCTAAGAAGCGCAGGGAATATAACAGGGAATACCAACGTAAGTATTACCATCAGAATAAGGAATTAATGCGTTCTAGGGTTAAGGATAGAAAGCGAAAACTCAAACAGAGATGGGACGAATACAAGTCTGAATTATCGTGTGCTGTATGCGGCTTCAATGATGACCCCGAAGCAATTGACTTGCATCATCTTGACCCATCTAAGAAAGTAGCAAACATATCTCTGATGGTATCTGACGGGTATGGTTGGGACACGATAATGGATGAAGTAGCAAAGTGTGAACCTCTATGTGCGAATCATCATAGAATGAAAACGGCAAAACAACAAGGCCGTCGACAAATGTTCTAAAGTCTTATATACATATAGTCCGTCTCGACACTATGAGAGCAAAAACAATCAGCCACGCAGAGTATGAAATCCTCTTGCACATCATGAGCAAAATTGACGTAGCCCCGGTCTTAAGAGAAATGGGTAAGGACGAACATAGTAAGAAGAGAGTTAAACAGGCGGCAGAAAATGTGTCTGACCTAATTGGAAATCTATTACATCGAAGGCTACACAAACTACCAAAGGAGCATCCCGACTATGAGTCAAAAGCATGACTGGTCTATACTTCACTTGAGTAAAGACGGGGTTCGTAAGTGTGACGGTGGTAAACAACCCAACTCTTCTATGCCAGAGAAGTATCTAGCAGACGACTCATTATTAAGTCGGTGCGAAGTTTGCTTTGCCGACAGACCAAAGCCCAAAAAAGTAAGCCAACCTAAACCAATAGGAGACGCTAGAAAATCATTGTATCTCATTGACTTATGGAACAAAAAGAGAAAGTAATATAACACAAAGGTTATATAGGGTCATCCTCTACGATAGAACATGAGCAACCCAGAGCAAACAAACAACCTATGCCAAGACTGTGGCGGAATGAATCAACAAAATGAAAGAGACATTAGCCAACACTACTGCCGAGCAACAGAAACAATAGTTTTCGTTTGCTTTGAATGCCAGTGGGACAGGGTAGCACCAACAGACCCCGAAGAATCGGCCTTCTATCGCTACGGACAGCACTAAGCGTCAATAGCCTTGTCTGACCCGTTAAGGGTATGGACATGGACAGGTATGAGACAGTCCGTCTCATGTTTCAGAATCCAGTATGGTATGGCCTAGCCACATGGTCTAGTGAAACATCTACTGCTGAGACTCTCTTAGAATCTCTATCCGACTTCATGGACGGGACAGGGGTAGGAAGCCCGAACCCAAAGTCTGCTATCAGTGGGACTAATGTTCTATCTCTGAGGCCGGGATTAAGCGGCGTGGTCCGTGTTGGTTGGTCGGTTGGAACACACGCTACTAACTATAAGTTGACACCCAAACTAACTACAAGTGGAAATAGACTATTATTAGATGATGAGACTTATCGAGCGGTTGGTGGCTCTGGCACTCTCCAGCACACTTTAGATAGCCGTCCTACGGCCACGCTTAGGACACGCTTTGTTATCTAAGCCCGTTCATCAAATCGAAATGACCGCTTGGTTCAAAACCCCGACCACTATCCGACATATATGGGGAAGAAAAAGGCAAAGGCTCCGAAGTCAAAAAGAATGAGAATACTGTGGTGTTCTGAGCAACCAACTCGCCCAACTGGATATGGTATAGTCACTAGAGAAATAATCAAGCGGCTAGTTAAGAGAGGCCATGAAGTATATGTCATGGGTTGGGATTATAACGGCGAAGATTTCAAACATACCGAAGGATGGACGCTTGTCCACGCAGGTATAGGGGAATACGGGGGCGAAGTAATTAATCAAGCGGGAGATACCGTTCTAGGGGCTACAATCGACCGAATAAAGCCAGACGTGGTTCTTTCTCTGATTGACCCGTGGTATGTTGGTAAGAATGTGTTGACAACTAACAATAGAGGAACACCTTATGTTGCTTACATGCCCGTTGATGGCTACCCTCTTTCATACAAATGGAAGGATATTCTCAAGTTGGTGCATACCCCTCTTTGGATGGCCGAATATGGTCGAGAACAATTCGAGTCTTACATTGACTGGTTGGGTTCGGAAGGCACTGCTCCCGAATCTTTGAGAGACCCTATGTTAG